GGGAAACGTGTCACATGGGTCAGTTCTCAATGAAAATTATGCCCCTACCCGGGTCACTTCTGGGTGGAAATCAACACGCGGGCGATCTTCGGCACCGGCGGCTCGGACGACTTCACGCTCAAGGTCAGCCCGAACGGATCGACCTTCTACGACGCGGTGATCGCGGATCGCAATTCCGGCCGGGTGCGCTTTCCGGTGGGCGTGGCGCTCGACCCGCTGGCGGCTGATCCCGGCACGCCTGCGGACGGCTGGCTCTGGTTCAACAGTGCCTCTGGCCAGATGCGCGCCCGACTGGGCGGGATCACCCGGTCCTTGGCGGATGAGGATATCCCCTGGCTTTCGCCGGTCGCGGGCGACTTCCTGCTCACCACGACCGGCGCGGGTGGGGCGGCACCCGGCACGCTTGCGGGCGTGGCCAACCAGTTCGACCTGTTCCCGTTCAGCCCGCGCGCCGACGTGACGCTCGACCGTCTGGCGATCAACGTCACGGCGGCAGTTGCTTCGGCGCTGGCGAAGATCGCGGTCTATACATCGGACGCGAACGGCCGCCCGGATCAGCGCCTGACCGAGACCGGCGATCTGGACTGTTCGACCACCGGAGCAAAACTCGCGACGGTCTCGCTGACCCTGCGGCGGGGCACGGTCTACTGGATCGGCGTGCGGCATAGTTCCACCGCCACGCTCTCCGCCTGGGCTGCGACCGCGACCCCGGACATCAACGGCGGCGCCATCGCGACGACCGCCCGTAAGGTGCTGCGCCGGACTCAGACCTATGCGAGCGCCGCGCCCGCCAGCTGGGCCTTCGTCTCAAGCGAGATCAATGCCGGACCCGCGACCGCCGTCTGGCTGCGTGCGGCATGACATTTCGTCCCATCCCATTCCAAAGGAGTCCCGCATGACCGAACGCCCCGATCTGATCAACTGGCTCTGGACCGAGCCGGGCAAGGCAGCCCTCGCCGGAGCGCTGGGTGGCATCGTCCGCTGGGTCACACTGCGCGAACACTGGCGGGACGGCGTGCTGTCCCTCCTCGTGGGCGCAATCTGCGCCGTCTATCTCGGCCCGCTGGTCGCCCCGATCCTCGAGCCGGTGATCGGCAAGCTGGCCCCGGGCGGCGACAGCGCCGGGTTCAGCAGTTTCGTAGTGGGGATCGGCGGCATGTCGATCTCCGGCCTGATCATCGACATCTTCCGCGCCCGGCGCGCTGATACCGCCCGAAAGGACGACAATGCGCAGCCGTGATGTTCCGAGCCTGCTCCGCCGCGAGGGCCGGGTCTGGCTCGTCGCCCTCGCCTGCGGCGTGGTGCTGTTTCTGATCCTCTGACCACCACATCAGCTTTCCAGCTCGGACACCCCGCCCGCCCTTCGGCGGGCTTCTTCTTGGAGAATGCCAATGACCGGACCTCCGATGATCCTCCAGGGCGCCGCCCGATACCCCGTGCGCGAGATCATCCTGCATTGCAGCGCCACGCGGCCGGAGTGGATGGCCAACGCTCCCCTCGCCGCCAAGCTCGCGGAGATCCGGCGCTGGCACGTGCAAGGTCGCGGCTGGCGCGCTATCGGTTACCACTGGCTGATCGACTTTGATGGCCAGCGCGCGGCAGGGCGCCCCGAGACAGAGATCGGCGCGCATGTCGTGGACCACAACCGCGGCACGATCGGCGTCTGCCTGATCGGCGGCCACGGCGCGGATGCCGACGACACGTTCGGCGATCACTTCACCTCCGCGCAGGCGCGGTCCCTGCGCGCGCTGATCGCCGATATCCGGGGCCGGACGCAGATCACAAAGGTCACCGGCCACAACGACTATGCCTCGAAAGCCTGCCCGGGCTTCCGGGTGGCGGGCTGGATTTAGGTCCGCCCGCCACTCCCCGCTCTTCACCTGACCCAACCCGACCCAAACCCGCGGCGTGGTGCCGTCGGGCCTGGCGCACCCGCGCCCCAAAAGGAGACTTCGATGTTGTCCACAATCGACGGATACAAGACCTACCTCGTGAGGGCCTCCCTGCTGGCGGTGATCGTTGTGGAAAAGGGCCTCGGCCTCGACGTGCCCGGCGTGGCGCTGGGCGAGGACTGGATGCTGGTGGTGATGAATGCCATCGGCCTCGGTACCCTGCGCCACGGCATCCAGAAAAGCGGGCTCTGACCGGCCCGCAGTCACCTCCGCTCCGCAACGTAACGCCCCCTCGGTTCCGCCGGGGGGGCGTTTGCGCTTGCGGCCCCCCAAACATCGAGGCCCGGGATGACCAAGCCCTTCACCTATCTCAGCGTGTGCAGCGGGATCGAGGCGGCCTCCGTCGCTTGGCACCCGCTCGGATGGCGGTCGGCGGGTTTCGCCGAGATCGACCCCTTCGCTTGCCATGTGCTGGCGCATCGCCAGCGGGCAACCCGGCCGCTGTTCATGCCGAACCCCGCCGCCGCCCCCGGCTTTGTCGATCAACGCAAGCGCATGGCCGCAATCAAGGCGGTGGCCCGGCTGCCCGATCCGGGCACAGCAAACCTCACCCCAAACTTCGGCGATCTAGAAGCTTACAGGACCTGGCCCGATGCAGCTTTCGATCTTCTCGTTGGTGGAACACCCTGCCAGTCCTTCAGCGTCGCGGGACTCCGACAGGGACTGGACGATCCGCGCGGCAACCTGGCCCTCGTCTATCTGGGCGTGGCTGACCGATACCGGCCCCGTTGGGTGGTTTGGGAGAACGTGCCCGGTGTCCTGTCATCGGGCAAGGGACGGGATTTTGGTGCCTTCCTCGGGGGTCTGGGCGAACTCGGGTATGGCTGGGCCTACCGAGTGCTGGACGCTCAATACGTGCGAACATGCCGCTTTCCCGGTGCCGTTCCCCAGCGACGGCGACGTGTGTTCGTTGTCGGATATCTTGGAGACTGGCGACCTGCCGCGGCGGTTCTTTTTGACGCCGAAAGCCTGCGCGGGAATCCTCCGCCGGGCCGTCGGTCGCGGCAAGACGCTGCCCCCACCCTTGCAGCGCGCCCTTCAGGCGGTGGCGGGCTTGGGACCGACTTCGATCTCGACGGCGGGCTGATCCCTGCAGTGTCGAGCGCGCTGGCCGCCCGGGATGCGAAAATGCCAAGGGCGGAGGACAATGTCGGGATCATCCCGGTGGCGCATTCCCTGCGCGCGGGTGGGTTTGATGCAAGCGAAGATGGGACCGGGCGCGGCACACCACTGGTGCCGATCGCCTTCTCGGCCAAGGACTACGGGGCAGACGCGGGCAACACGGCCCCAACTCTGCGCGCCATGAACAGTGCCGCCAGCCATGCCAACGGCGGCGGCCAGATCGCCATCGCCATTCAGGAACGCGCCGTCAGCGAGAACCCCGCCGCCGGGCCCGACGGGGCCGGGTTCCGCCAGGATGGCGCGGCCTATACGCTCGAGGCCCGGACCGTCCCGCAGGCAGTCGCGTTCGATCTGCGCGGGCGCGACGGCGGTGCCATGCCGGAGGGTCCGCACGACACGGCCAGCATGCGCGCCGCGTCAGGCGGCTCGTCGCGCAGCTATGTGGCGCAGGAGGCAGAGGAACTTGTCTGGGCGGTCCGACGGTTGACGCCGCGCGAATGCGAACGCCTGCAAGGGTTCCCCGACGACTACACCGACGTGCCCTACCGCCGCCGGAACTGGACCCCGGACGGCCCCCGCTACAAGGCGCTGGGCAACAGCATGGCGGTCAATGTGATGGGCTGGTTGGGTGAGAGGATTGCCAAATCAGACGAGATCATCGCCGAGTTCGCTCGATGAACTGTCGGAGAGTCCGATTCAAAACTAATTCATCGTTTTCAGGCTTTGTCAGTCATTGGGACTTTGCGGGTCCAACCGAGCCTCCTTTGCAACAAGGAACTGTTCTTCGTTCTTGCGAAAGAACACGCCCACTCCGTCAATTTCTTGCAACTGCGGCCTCTCGCCCCGGCTTGCCAGGAAATCATGCACGGCAGCCTTGGCTGCGGGCACGACGTGGTAATCGTCGACGATGATCCAACCACCATCAGGAATGCGGTCGTAAAGATTGAGCAGCGGGTCAATGGTGGATTCGTACATGTCACCATCCAGCCGCAGCACTGCGATCTTTTGGCTTGGGAACAAGGGCATAGTGTCTCGGAACCAGCCTTTCAGAAAGAAAACCTGATCATCCAGCAGGTCAAACTTGGCAAAGTTGCGCTTCACTGTTTCCTGTGAGACCGAAAGGTCAGGATATTCATGGAAGGTCGACCCGCTGTCGGCGGGAAACTGCGCGGCGTCAGGCGGGGGCAGCCCTTCGAAGGAATCGCAGACGATCACTTGCCGGTCTGTGACTCCATATGCCAGCAGCACCGCACGCGCCATAATGCAGGCCCCGCCCCGCCAGACCCCGGTTTCCACAATGTCGCCGGGAACATGTTCACCCAGCACGGATTCGATAACGGACCGCAAGTTCGCAAGCCGCTTGGTGCCAATCATCGTGAAAGCAACGGAAGGCCAGTCCCACCCATGCTCGCGCAAGTTGGCATCGAACTTTTCGGATCCGTTCGCTGCGAGGGGGGCATCCTCGTAGATCGTGCCGTCCAGCGTCCTTGCCATGAGACGCAAATAGCGCTCACGGATCTCAGTGAGTTGGTCCATCTGGTCACTGCTCCTCAAAGTGGATCGGGGCTATCTGCTCCTGTTCGTCCCGCGCGCCCTAGCGCCTCGTCTTATCTCTCTTGCTAAATCGGCGACCATTCAACGTATCGCGCACCGCCTTGAATGACTTGCTTGCGATGTTTTTCTGCTTTTGCGAGGGTCGATCGCTTCCCGTATGATCGGGACTTCGATCGCTTCCCGCATGATCGGGACCGGGGTCTTGCGAGTTGGACCGAGATTCGTGATGAATCCCTACATGTGCCCAGTCGTTCTGTTCGGTTCCCTGCCGAGAGCGTTGCGTTGCTTCGAGAAAGGCGTGGCCGTATTTGCGATCCGGCTCAAGATGGCAGCCTTCGGCCCATTCGTTCCAAGCGTTGATGAAGACGATCCGGTCGTCACTTCCGGGCCTTTCCTCAATCGTGCGGTCGATGGCGCTGGACAGCCAGTATTCGTAATTCTCGGGCGTGCCGTTCAGAATAACGGTCCCAATAGCCCCGCGTCGGGCAGAGTTGTCCCAGGACGGAAAGACGCCCCGGAACACGCTTTCCCCTGCGGCTCGCGGTCGAGCTAGGTACGCCTCGGCCACGTCCCTGAAGTCGGGACAATAGCCGAAGTAATCCGCGTGGAATTGCAGATTTGGTGCCAGGTTTTCCGCCCGAATGTTGTGCGGCGGAAATTCGACCCCGGAATCATAGCCAAACTGCAGATAGTCCCAGTTCGAATGGGTGAGCGCGCAGGCCATATGGATCTCGCCGATACCGACCGATCGGCAATAGTCGCGCCAAACCTGAGTCGCCTTGCGCGCATCAGGCAGGTGCTGCGGCCTATAGACGATGATAAGCGGAGCCCCGTTTACGCGGATATAGCGGCGGTCGCGCAGATAGGGCTCCAGCGACTTTATGAAGTTCAGATCATCCTCGGGAAGGTAGTGCTGTGCGATCAGGATCTCGTCTTCCTGCGCATCCCAGCGGCGATTCCAGTTCTCGTTCGCCCAAGACAGGCAGAACGGCATATCGCTTTCGGGGTCGGCCAACATATCCTCAAGCGGCTTTTCCAGCAGTCGCTTTCCCGAGAACCAGTAATAGTGGTAGCAGAACCCGTCGATCCCGTATGATTGCGCAAGGGCGATTTGCTCACGCCGGGTCTCGCGCACGCGAAGGTCGTAAAACCCAAAATCGGTCGGGAGATGAGGCTGATAGTGCCCGGTGAACAGGGGATGGGCCTTGGTTACGTTCGTCCATTCGGTAAAGCCCTTGCCCCACCACTCGTCATTCTCCGGGATAGGGTGGAACTGGGTCAGATAAAAGGCGATCAGACGGACTGACATGCGGTCTGCCGTACTGAATCGCATCCGAGAGGACTTGGCCGCAAGGGGGGCATTATCGAAGGTCGACCGGCTGTCCCTGTCCGGATCGACCGGCAGCGAGGCCATGACTTCGGTCCAGTAGCGCTGTGTCTCCGGATCAGCGGCGGGCACGGAAAGGGACATCAAGTCGACCGGTCTGGTCGCGCGTTCTGCTGGGACAGCCCGGCTGACCACCTGATAGACATGCGAGTAGCGGTTGCGCTGCAGTGCGGCCTGCACATCCGGCGGCAGGCGGTTCCAGCGCTGAACGAATTCGGTCATCTCGGGCTTGCGCACGACAAATTCAGCCTGTTCGATACTGAGCCCCTGCGACCGGTAGAGATCCTGCACGTTCTTCACCCCGAAGAAGCGTACATGGGTCCGGTCGAGCAGGCCCCATGGCCGGTATTCGAAATCCTCATCGGCAAGGCTGCCCAGAACGGCGGCATGCCCGGCATGAGGCAACGACAAGATTACCGAGCCGCTTTTGTTCAGCAGCGATTTCATCCCGCCGAGAACAGACCAAGGATTGTACACATGCTCAAGCACGTCGGCGGCGATGACGAAATCGAACAGACCTTCGCGTTCCTTCACAACATCCGACCAGCCAGCATCGTTGAGGTCCATCGGGAACACGCTGCGCGCAAAGGGCTTTAGCTTTTCGATCGCGGTTGGGTCGATTTCGAGTGCGGTTACATCGCACTCCAGCGTACCGGAAAGATGCCGTGTGATTGAGCCGGGACCTGCCCCGATCTCCAGGACGCGAGCCTTTGGTCGAACCATCCGAAGAACGCGGGCGGGGGCCACATCGCTTTTCAGGTCGATTTCGTATTCGTATGTATGCCGCTTAGATGCCATTTCAGGTCCAACTCCATCCTGCAAACGCGAATAACATCGCAGGTCGCCTGCGCCAAGGAGGATTGTCGCCCGTCGGGAAGAAGTCGCTCACCGACGCGACCCGAAGGACGGTCATGGAAAGTCCTGGTCCTATTCGGAGGCGCGAGACGGGTTGTTCGGGCGCTTCATCCGGATAGTCTGTTGGGTATAGCTGCCGAGTTGCTTCACAACCTCTGCCTCTTTCGGCGAAACTGGTCCGCATGTATACAGTGGATGGCGCTGTCATTTCCTTGGTGACCTGCGGAGCGGAGAGCTGTAACTTGTCACTTTCATCAAGCAGACAGCTCGTCGTAACGTTCACCGCAATCCCACCCCGGTTTTCGAACCTTCCGCGGAAGCTGGCGTCGATCGCACGGCAGGACGTCAGGCCAGACCGCGTTGAGCTGCACTTGCCAAAGATTTATCGCCGCTTTCCGGGTGCGACGCCGTCCCTTCCCTCCCTTCCCGAGTGGGTGGACGTGATCTATTG